TTAGACCGCGACCCTGAGAGCTCCTTCCTGCCTTGCCTGCTCGTTCGGCGTTTCGGAGAACAGGCTGCCGATGAGCTGAGCCGCCTGGGCGTCGTTCTCGGGCAGCGCGTGGGCGTAGAGGTTCATCGTCAGGGTTGCCGAGGCGTGGCCGAGCCGGTGCTGGACGGTCTTCATGTCCATGCCGCCGGCGACGAGCTGCGTTGCCTGGGTGTGCCTGAGCTCATGGAACTTCAGGCCCTCGAAACCGTGGGCCTTCGTGAAGGACCGCCACCAGCGCGAGAAGTTCGTCGGGGCGATGAGGCCGCCTTTGTCGTTGCAGCAGACGGGTGTGTCCCTCGTCTGTTCGAGCGACAGAATGGCGAGCTCTTCTCGCTGGAACTGCTTCCACCGCCTCAGGTGCTCGATGGTCTTCTCGTCCACGGCGATGACGCGCTTCCCCGCCTCGGTCTTGGGCTCCTTCACCTCACCGTAGGTCGTGACCGACTGGGTGACGCGGATGGTTCCCCGTGCGAAGCTGATATGGCCCCACGTGAGGCCCAGGACCTCTCCGCGTCGCATACCGGTTGCGAGGCCGATGCGTGCCGCCATGACGTTGCCGATGCTGGACAGGCCTCGCAGGTAGCTCCGCTCCGAGGTGTCGCCGCGCTTCTCCTGCCGTTCCTCGATGGCGTCGCGGGACGCATACGCCTCGTACTCTGCCTCGTCGATGGTCGCGAGCAGCTGACGTGCCTCAGCGGTGGTGAGGGAGCGGCGGTCCGGTGTGTCGCATCGCGGCGCCTTGACCTTCTCGGCGGGGTTGCGCAGGATGAGGTCGTAGTCCACGGCACGCGAGAGGATCTGCTTGAGCAGCTTGTGGATCATGTTCATGGTGGTGCCGCTGCACTTGCCCTTCTCCTCCGTCTTGTCCCAGCGCATCTTCATGTAGAGCCCCTCGATGGTCTGGGCAGTGATGTCGCGAAGCCTGATGGCTCCGATGTAGGAGCACATGTCCTCGATGATGGTGCGCTCCCGGCGCAAGCGCGTCTTGCTGATCTCCGCCGCCGTCTCGCGAGCTTGCTGCCACTGCTCCGCGAACTCGGCGAAGGTCATCTTGTCGGCGTTGGCCGAGAGACCGTTCTCGAGGTCTGCCTTGAGTTGGTCGCGCAGCTTGCAGGCGTCGGACTTGGTTCCCTTGATGTTTCTTGAGACCACGTCGCGCTTGCCGGTGATAGGGTTCGTACCGAGGTCGATGCGGACCTTCCAGTGCTTGGGGGCGTAGCTGGTTCCGTCGGGCTTCTTTACCTCCGTAATGCTTCCGTCTCCTTTTGCCATTACATTCACCTCCTTGGTTGGCGAGCGTCGTGAGCAGGTCTTTTGCTATTCCATCACGCCCCTATGGGGCGGGGTGGGCAATTCTTTGGGCCTCCGCGTACCAGCGCTCGATGGAGGTGCGGTAGTCCTCTCCGATTTGTGCGACTGCGTCTTCGAGAGGGGTGCCGGAGGCGTACAGGATATGTGCGGTCTGACGTCGGCGTTTGCTAGCCGCCGTCTTGTGGGATTCGCAGCAGAACTCAGCGCGGCTCGATGTCGAGCGAGTAATGATTGGAGTGCCGCAAACGGGGCAGAGAGACACTCGGCCATCGTATATGGCGTCCTCGACGGTGTCATAGAGAGCGGTTTGCCAGCGAGTGAAGCCGCCGTCATCTTTAGGACGGAAAAAGCCCTGATTCAGCGAGAATAGGGAGTTGATTTCGAAATCCGGTTCGTCGGTGTAGTAGTGGTAGAAGTCCATCGGGTTTAGATACATCGGCGTGCCCAAATCAACAGTAATTAGCTCTCCGCACAGCAGTCGGATTGCCTCTTCTTTCGAGTACCTCTCTCGTTCATAAACGATGAGGAAGTAGTAGGTGCTATCAAGCGAATCAACCGGATTCTCGGGCCACTCCTCGTATGTTGTGAGCAAATAGCCGTCTTTGTTGATGCCGTCGGGATAGTTGCCACAATTCTCAAAAATAGTGTCTTCCGCGATGCTGTCAAAATAAGTGCCCGCTATCTTGTGAGTTGACTCATCGTCAAGGGCAACAGCGGCATACTTCGAAACATCGCTGAGAAAGTCTCTGACGTATTCCTGGTCGAGCGCCTCTGTGATCTCGGGGAACTTGAACAATCCGTCAGGAGGCGTAGCTCCTAAAGCGTAAGCAGCGATAGTGAGGTAGCGGACATAGCTGTCGCGAAAAAACAACAGTTCGGGAATCCAAACTTCATGAAGCTCGTCTTTGCTCACCGAAAGCAAGTCCTTCTCGGTTAGCTCGTCGAGATAGTCGATCTCATTGTCCGAATCAATCCGCGACTTGAGGGAGCCGGTCAAGTCGATCTGAAGCTCTTCTGGCGTCCAGAGTCCGTTTTTTAGAGGGTCGCTCTCGCGCTTGGCGAAGAGCGGGCAGCACGCCTCGTTCTTCAAGAAGTCGAGCATCGTCTTCCAAGAGTGAACGGTGAGCAGCTTGTTCAGGGCGGCTCGAGGTTCGACCTCACGATCTTCTCCTTCCGGGAGATAGACAGCGCGCTCCTCGTTCAGGGCAACCAATCTCATAGTAACCGTCACTCTCAAAATATCGTAAATCTACCGTAAACCAAAAAGAACAGTAAACTCTTGTGGCTACGATGGTACCAACACCAACAGGGCGCGTCAACGCCAAAGAATGGAGGTACCTCATGGAACTCTCGCGATTCGAAATCACCCAGCGGAGGGAGAGGCTCGGCCTGTCGAAGTCTGCCTTTGGGCGGGAGTCGGGGCTACACGTCTCCACGATCTCGCAGATTGAGAACGGGCATCTCGTCCCGTATCCCGGGCAGGTCAAGAAGATGCTCGCTGCGTTCGAGCGACTCGAGGCGAAGGAGCATCTCCAGAAGGTGGCGTCGTAGCCATGGGGCGTAACCATCCAGTTTGCCAGTCCGGTTCGGATGGAGCGGCTCCAGGGGCATCTGTTGAGATCTTCTCGGCATACCCCGACCTGCTGACACCCGCGCATATTTCGGAACTGACCGGGTTCACGGTTGAGTACGTGCGAAAGCTCTGTCGAGAGCACAAGATCCCCGCCGTGCAGGTGGGCGGCAGGCAGTGGTTCGTGCCGAAGCCGCGATTCGTTGAGTATGTGATGGGCGGTGACGCATGAGTCTCCGGAATAATGCGCCCGCCGTGCTGGTCTTTTGGCGAGGACAGCGCACGGCGGACGCTTGGAGTGCAACCCCTAAGGGGCTGCGGGCACAGCTTACCATTTGCTGCGTCTCCATTGTGAGGGCACGTCACAGGCTCCCGGGCGGCGATGGGGCATGAGCGGACGCGTTGTCTCCAAAGAGCGTGCCGACAGCGCGCTTCTCTCCATGGTGCCACCGCGAGACTACGAGACATGGAAGAACATTGGCATCAGCTATAAGGCGGCTGGCGGGGACGTCGACACCTTTCTTCGATGGTCATCCTCCGACCCAGACAACTACGATGAGGCACAGGCGCGCCGGCTCTTCGAGCATGTGAGCGAGAACGGGCGCATCACCGCGGGGACGCTCTTCTGGCACGCAAAGCGTGCAGGCTGGGTGGAGGATGCCTCCGACAGCTCTGTTATCCAGGCTCCTTCGGCCGCCCAACCCTCCGCCATGGACCTCTCTCCGGTGCAGCAGGCCGTGGCGCAGCTCGTGGCGCTCTTCGAGCCGGGCGAGTACGTGAATCTCTCCGTGCGGGCGAATTGGTCGGAGAAGCGTTGCAAGTGGGAGCCCGCGGATGGCGGCACGTGCTATGAGCGGGACGACCTCATTGCGCGCCTGCAGAGCGAAGGCTTTGGAGGCGTGCTCGACGGATACGAGCCTGAGGCGGGGATATGGGTCTGCCAGAACCCCACCAACGGGGAGGGGCGCGGCAAGGGAAGGACAACGGCGTGGCGACACGCCCTCATAGAGAGCGACGAGATTCCCGTCGACGAGCAGATTCGCATCATGAGCGAGCTCGACCTGCCCATCACGGCGCTGACCAAAAGCGGCGGGAAGTCCGTTCACGCCTTGGTGCGCGTGGAGGCGGACGGGCCCAACCACTATGAGGATCGCGTGCGGCTGCTGCACGAGCTCTGCGACGCCGCTGGGCTCAAGGTTGACGCCGCCAACAAAGACGCGAGCCGCCTCACGAGGCTGGCGGGGGCGAGCCGAGGGACGGAACGACAGTCGCTTCTCGGCACGGACATGGGTGCGCGGGACTTCCACAGCTGGGCGGAGGCGCATCGTCCTCATGCTGGTGACCAGGACGCCGAAGAGTCGAAGGACGTCGCCGCGCGCTTCGAGAACTTGTTTATTCCCATTCCGTCCGAGTTGCAGGAGCTTCCTCCCGTGCTGATCGAGAACACCTTTCGGAAGCAGGGCATCATGCTTGTCGGCGCGGCGCCCAAGGTCGGTAAGACATTCCTTGCCGCGCAAATGGTCGTTGCCTTTGCGACGGGCACGGGTCTTCTCGGGTTCGAGTTCACGCAGTGCGAGAGGATTCTCGTGGTGAACTCTGAGATGAACCAGGCGGAGTATGTGAACCGCATCGTCGAGGCATCTCTCGCCTCTGGGATTGCTGCTGATGTTGCTTCGCATGTGCGAATTGCCCACACGGACGATAGGCCGGAGATGACGGTCAAGGACATCGCTGAGGTAGTCTGCGGAAGCGGTTATCGTCCTGACGTTGTCATCATTGACCCAATCTACCCGTTGTTCGCGGGTGACGAGAACAGCAACGCTGACGCGAGGACAACGCTCGGATACCTCAAGATGATTGCAAGCAAGACCGGCGCGGGCGTCATCTACATGCATCACTTCAGCAAGGGGCCGCAGGACCTCAAGGAGGCTCGCGACCGCGTGAGTGGGGCGGGCACCCTGGGGCGCAACTACAGCGCGATGTGGTCGCTCACCGAGCTCGCCCCGAGCGAGGAGGACGTGGCAGACCTGCCCGATGGCGCCGTTGTGGTGCGTGTGTCGACCGACCTGCGCAGCTTCAAAAAGTCGAAGGCCAATAAGAACCTCGACTTCAACGCTGTGCGCATCGACGGCATGTTCCTTCGGGATGACAACGGCAAGTTCGACAAGGCACCCACGCGCGAGGCCGCTCGGCGCGCCGAGGCGAGCAAGAAGACCGCGCAGAAGGAGAAGCGCAAGGAGAAGGCGCGCAAGAGAATCAAAGATCTTCTCGACAAGAACGGCGGTGAACCCGTGCCCTTCTCGACGGTGCAGAATGTTACGGCGCTCTCACCAAACACCATCAAGGATTACCTCATCGACTTTGATGAGTATCAGCTTGTGAAGATGCAGATGGACGGCAAGGGTCAGAAGCGCAACCACATAGCGTGGACGGCTTGGCAGCCGCCGCTTGGCACCAATTTGCTGGAGTTGGGTGGAGCCGATGAGTGACTCGAAAGCCTGTCAGGGAAAGCTCAGAGATTGTCAAGCTCGTCAATTGACAGGCAGTCGGTGCGGGAAAGCTAGGCAATCAACACCTATAGAAAGGTTGCTTGACAACCTTTTCTATGGCGTTGATTCCTGCGCCTCGCTTTCACAGGTTCTGATGGGCTTTGCGGGGTCGGCCCAATGAGCGCGTGGACGACCGGACAGAACGACGTAATCCGCGAGCTGGGGCACCGGGGCGCCGCTGCTGTGCGCGAGGAGATTCGTAGGCGCTATGGTGTGGAGAGAACCGTTCGAGCGATTGAGATGCAGGCGTCGCGGATTCATGCGAGCTTGAGGGTGCTCTCGGTGTGCCCGCAATGCGGAGCCATCGGCGTACGGCTGAACCGCCAGAGCGGGATGTGCCCGCGCTGCACCGAGGAGGCGCATGTGGCCGAGGAGCGGGCGTTCAACGAGCTTCTACACCGCGAGGCGGAAGGGTGCGAGGAGGGGCCGGAGATTGAGGCTGCGAGGCGCGAGTACGCGCGGCTACGGCAGCAGAACTCACGGCTCATGCGCAAGTACGGGCTCAAGGGCAAGCGCGAGCGGGAGTGAGGCGGTACAATCGCCCGTAAGGCGGGACACGCCCCGACTAAGCCTCGGGAAACGGCCTCGCGACGGGGAGAGGGATTCCTACCGGGGTCTTACGCACCGGTGCCTGGGTCCTCTCCTCTTTTCTTTGTGACACCTCCGGACAATGAGCCTGTACGAATGTGAATTTGTCACGGAGGGAGGTGCCCGGCATGAGGGCAAAGCTCACCGAGGAGCTGATCCAGCAGATGGCCTCGCTCAAGGGCGATGGTCTCTCCAATAAGGATATCTGCCGGGCGGTGGGCATTCACGAGGCAACGCTGTACCGCTGGCTCTCCAAGCCGAGCGGGAGGCTGCATCGCGCGTTAGGCGAGTCACTAAAAAAGGCAGAAGCTGACTACAAGCGGACGCTTCTCACCACCATCCGTGAGGCGGCCACCAAGAAGAACGGGCAGTGGACGGCGGCCGCGTGGCTCCTGGAGCGCAAATATCCCGACGAGTACGCGCAGGCTACCCGTGACAAGGGCGAGCGCGCCGAGGCGGCTCCGCAGATTGTGCTCGGCGTGGCGGTTGACGCGGTGAAGCCGGGGGCCGATGAGGGTGGTGACGTCGATGATTAGCGCCGCCGACCTCTGCATCCCGCGCTTCCACGACGTGCTCGGTGACGTCATGGCGCACGGGCATACGCACTACTGGCTGCACGGAGGCCGAGGGAGCACGAAGTCGAGCTTCATCAGCCTGTGCATCGTTCTTCTCGTTGTGGCTTTTCCCTATGCGAACGCGTGCGTGGTGCGGCGCTTCTCCAACACGCTGCGCGACTCGGTGTACCAGCAGGTGCTCTGGGCCGTTGAGGCGCTGGGGCTCTCGGCGTACTTCAAGGCGAAGCTCTCTCCGATGGAGATCGTCTACCTGCCCACGGGGCAGCGCATCGTGTTCCGCGGGGCCGACGACCCGCTCAAGCTCAAGGGCGTGAAGTTCACGCGCGGATACTGCGCCATCACGTGGTTCGAGGAGCTCGACCAGTTCGACGGCATCGAGGCGGTTCGCTCCATTCTCAACTCGCTCCGCCGTGGCGGCGAGGACTTCTGGATCTTCTACAGCTACAACCCGCCCAAGACGATGTGGAGCTGGGCGAACGTGGAGTGCATTGAGCGCAGGCGGCGGGCGGACACGCTCGTTAGGCGCTCTTCGTACCTCGACGTGGTGGAGGCGCGGCCGGGGTGGCTCGGCGCGCCCTTCATCGAGGAGGCGGAGTACCTGCGCGAGGAGAACGAGCGCGCGTGGCGCTGGGAATACCTCGGCGAGGTGACCGGGACGGGCGGAGCGGTCTTCGACAACATCGTGGAGGCGAGGCTGACCGACGAGCGTGTACGAGGTTTCGAGCGCATTCGCAACGGCGTGGACTGGGGTTGGTTCCCCGACCCGTGGCGCTTCGTGCGCTGCGGCTGGGAGCCGGGCGCGCGCAGACTCACGGTCTTCGAGGAACACTCGGCAAACAAAATGATGCCTGCCGACACGGGGCGCATCGTGGTGGACGCGCTCACCTATGCCGACGAGCCGGGCGCGGAGCCCTACTTCCACGACCAGATGGTGTGGTGCGACGACACTCCCGACTCGAAGGTGCAGATGGCAACCTGGCGGCGCGAGCTCGGCATCCGCGTACACCCTGCGAGGAAGGCGCGGATGCGGAGGCTCTCCTATGACTGGCTTGCTGGTCTGAGGGAGATCGTCATCGACCCCGCGCGTTGCCCGAGGACGTTCGAGGAGTTCACCTGCAAGGAGTTCCTACGCGACCGTGATGGGCGCTGGATCGACGAGATTCCTGACGGTGATGACCACTCCATCGACGCGGTGCGCTACGCGATGATGGATGACGTGCTGAGAGGGTGAGGGACGTGCTTCTCGGCATATTCAGCTGCCAACTGAAAACGCGAGGTAGCGGACGTTCTTCTCGCCAGCTTAAACGTAGGGAGGACGGACGATGCGATGTGCCGTTGATGGGCGGGCGGGATCCTCGGCATCAAAAGCTAAAGCCTGAGGGGCATGAAGGGGCTGTGCGGAAGCGTGTGACGGAAGTAGCGCGTTCTTCTCGCCAAGCGAATGAAAAGGAGCGGGGGCTGGAGGAGTTGCCAGGGGAGCCGGTTGGGCGTAAGCGATGGAGGGCGATGTAGATGGGGCAGGCGTACGAGGAGGAGTACTGGGTGCCGGAGCACGTGCGGGAGTACCTGCGGGCGCTCGGATTCGCGCTGCCGCTGGAGGCGATGGAGCCGCACATTCGCGCATGGCACGAGTGGATGCAGGCGTGCGGGTCGTTCTACGACTACAAGGACACCGACGGCGTTGGGCGCATGTACGAGGTGCACAGGCGTTCGATTCATCCGGCGATGCGGGTGTGCCGGGAGTGGGGGTCGCTGCTGCTGAACGACAAGACGCAGGTGGTGTGCGGGACGCAGGAGTGCACGGACTGGCTCGAGGGGTTTCTCGCCCAAAGCGGCTTCATGGCGGCGGCACAGGCAACCGTGGTCAAGGCATTTGGCATGGGGACGGGCGCGTGGGCGCTCTGGGTGGACGCGGATGCGGGGAGCGTGCGCATTAGGCACTACGACGCACGCATGGTGATACCGCTCACGTGGGACGAGGAGGGCGTGACGGAGTGCGCGTTCGTCACGCGGGCGTTCTGGCGGGGGCGCGCGGTCGACCAGCTGCAGATGCACCTCAAGGGTGCTGGGGCGGACTTCTCGGCCTCTTTGTCCTTCTCGCCTAATGAGAGCGTGGGGAGGGGCGGTTATCGGATCGTCACGGTGTGCTTTGACGAGCACGGCAACGAGGTCGCGCCTGCGGGCGTGTGCCCCGTGTACGAGACGGGCTCTCCCTATCCCACCTTCGCCATCGTGAAGCCGGCCGTGGACAATACGCGCGTGGACATGAGCCCGTACGGGCAGAGCGTGTTCGCGGACGCGGTGGACGCTATCCAGGCGGTGGACCTCGCCTTCGACGCGATGATCTCGGAGATCGACAACGGCAAGATGCGGGTGTTCCTGAGTGACGTGATGTTCGACCAGGAGACCGACGGCAGGGGGCGCAAGGTCTCGATACCGTTTGGGCGGCAGGACTGCACCGTGTTCCGGAAGGTGATGAGCACGGAGGACACGATTCAGGAGTTTGCGCCGGCGCTGAGGACCGACGCTCAGGTGAGGGCTTTCAGGTGCGCGCTGCAGATGCTCGGCGACCTGACGGGCTTCGGCCTGGGGTACTTCGACTTCGACGGAGCGGGGTACGTGAAGACCGCGACGGAGGTCTCGGCGGACAACTCGGCGCTGATGCGCAACATCCGCAGGCACGAGCATGCGCTGGAGGGCGCTATCGCTGGGATATGCAGGGCCGTCATGGCGGCTTCGCGCTCGCTCGGGGTCGAGCTCCCGGGCGAGGGTGAGGTGCGCGTCACGTTCGACGACAGCATCATCACGGACACGAGCGCCGAGAAGCGCCAGGACATGGCGGAGGTGGCCTCGGGCCTCATGAACGCGTGGGAGTACCGCGCCAAGTGGTACGGGGAGGACGAGCCAACCGCGAGGCGGCTCGCGGTAGACGCTGATGCCGATGGCGCGCGCGGGAACGTCTCCAGCGCGCTCGAAGCGGGCGTTGCCGGTGCCGTTCGGGGAGCATAGGGCTTTCGGACGCGTCGCAAGCCTGGGATGGCGCTGTGCGGGCTCACACGAGGCTGCGTGCGGCTTGGTCGCCGCCTGAGGGCCGGAGTTCGGCTGAGGAGAAACGGGGCCGCTACGGGCCTCCCAGGGACGCTTGCAGGTTGTCGCGAAGCCGATCCGCGCCCCGCGCGGATGACGGGTATGCGGGTAGCTCTCGGCACCGTGGCGCATGCGCACCGGCTGATGCGCGAGCGGGTATGCCGCCCGCCCTGGACGGCTGACCGGTTGCGTGCGGACAGCCCGCTTGCGGCAGCAGCCCGGCCGCCCGTGCGCAGGGTGCGCGCCGCTGGACGGGCGCGACGCGCGGCTGACATGGCGCCAGTTCCCCCTGCATTAGGCCTTGGGCGCATACCGTGCGTGGCTGAACCCGAACATGCGGAGGCAGACCGCGTAGCGGGCTGCCGGAGCCGCGGTGAAGACGCGTGCGGTATGCGCCCAAGGGCGTCCCGGTTGACTTGCATGCGCCATGGCTGGCGCGTGGCGCGAACGGCCCGGTAGCGCACCCGGAGCGCGGGCGGCCGGGCTGCGGGCAATCCTCGTCAACGCAGCGCGCGGCCGGGCAGGCGGCCAGGACTGGCGGCGGGAATATCCAGCGGTAGACATGCGGGGTTGTTGTGATGGCGGCAGTGTGCTGGCTGTGGTCGCATTGTTGTTGGCTGGGCATCCGTTGACGCTTCAAGCGCACGTTCTTCTCGTTCGTCTCGATTGCTTAGTTGATGCTTAATCCATTGTTTGATGGCCCAGGTTGATGCGGGAGATTGCGAGTTGGTGGATTGACGAGCCGCGGACCAGGTGTGGTGCATGGTAAAATCTTCTGCTTGCAAGGAAAGGCGTCATAACGGACGGTGCAACAGCATCGGGAAGAAAGGGCAGGTCAACGCGTTGTCTGCGAATCGGGTACAGAGCAAAAGTATCACTGCTGTGGACCTCTTCTCAGGCTGCGGCGGCATGTCCCTCGGCTTCGAGAACGCTGGGTTCAACGTGTTGGCTGCGTTCGACAACTGGACGCCCGCCGTCGAGGTGTATCGAAAGAACTTCGATCATCCCATCTTTAAGCATGATCTCTCCGATGTTGATGCTTCCGTCCCTCTCGTCCGAGAGTTTGCCCCTACAGTCGTTTTCGGCGGGCCGCCTTGTCAGGATTTCTCGACGGCTGGGCATCAGGACGAGAACGGCGGTCGAGCCATTCTCTCGGTTGCTTTCGCGAAGATCGTTTCCCGAGTAAGGCCGCAGTGGTTCGTGATGGAGAATGTCGCGACCATAAGAAACACGCGCTCGTTCAAGCGTGCTTGCGATACCTTTCGAGAGGCGGGGTATGGTCTTACCTGCAAGGTGCTTAATGCCGCATATTGTGGGGTGCCGCAAATCCGTAAGCGCATGTTCGTTATCGGGGGCATCGGTGAAGAGGATAACTTTCTTGATGATGTGCTCGACAAGGGGCTGAGCGAAAAGCCTCTCACGATCAGAGACTATCTCGGCGACTCGCTTGGGATCGATCACTACTTTCGCGTGCCGACGAATTACAGCCGGAGAGGCGTGTTCAGCATCGACGAACCGTCTATGACCATCCGCGCGGTCGACCGTCCTATACCGCCGGGGTATAAGGGCAACCCCAATGACTCCGCTCCCGTGAGCGAGACGCGCATATTGACTCCGAAGGAGCGCAGCTACATTCAGACCTTCCCCGAGGAGTTCGAGTTCTTCGGGAGTAAGTCAGACGTGAACACGATGATTGGCAATGCCGTTCCGGTTAACCTGGCCAATTACGTCGCAAGAGCTCTGATGGGCTACATCTCCAACAAGAATGGTGGTAACGAATGAGAGCCGTCGACATCTTCTCTGGTTGCGGCGGCATGTCTCTTGGTTTCGAGCAGGCTGGATTTAAGGTTGTCGCCGCGTTCGACAACTGGAAGCCTGCAGTGGAGATTTACCGCGCGAACTTCACGCATCCCATCTATGAGAAGGATCTCTGTGACGAGGATTCCGTTGAAACCATCAAGGAACTGAGGCCCGACTTGATCATGGGAGGGCCTCCCTGTCAGGACTACTCGATTGCGGGCAAGCGCACTGAGGGGGCGCGGGCGAACCTTACCATCCGGTTCGCCGAGATTGTCGCGGGCGTATTGCCTGAATGGGTCGTGTTCGAGAACGTCTACAACATCGAGAGGTTCGGCACGCTGCCGCGAATGAAGGCGATGCTCAAGGATGCCGGATATGGATTGAGCTCTCGCGTGCTCGATGCGAGCCGCTGTGGGGTGCCCCAGGCAAGAAAGCGCTTCATTCTGGTCGGCAGGCTCGGCGCCGAGGATGGGTTCTTCGACGAGTCGTTCGTTGAGGGCATGGCGGAAAAGCAGATGACCGTGCGGGATTATCTGGGTGACAAGCTCGGCACGCAGTACTATTACATGCACCCGCGCAGCTACAACCGGCGTGCCGTCTTCTCCGTTGACGAGCCCTCCGCGACGATACGTGGAATTAACAGGCCGATACCGGAGAACTACAAGCGACATCATGCCGATGCAGCGGCAATTGAAGACGGCGTTCGTGCTCTCACGACGAAGGAGCGCAGTTACCTGCAGTCCTTTCCCGAGGAGTTCAAGCTTGAGGGCGCAAAGACGAGCGTCGAGCTTGCCATCGGGAATGCCGTTCCTCCAGCATTGGCGAAATACGTTGCCGAACGTGTCTTAAAATATGAGAACGGCGTTGAGCAGTAAGAGGTGAGTGCCTTGTCGTACTTCAAGCAGACCGAGGATTACCGGACCTATCAGGGCGAGGAGTGCGACTTCCATCTTGACTACAACGCGAACAGCGGCGGAGGCCAGGCATTCCTTGGCGGGGCGTTTGCCGGGAAAGATGGCGGAAGAGCCTCAGCCTCGACGCTCGGTGGCCTGACTGCCACTTTTGCGCTTCGCTTCCATAGGGCTGACGGCAGCGTGTGCAAAGTTGACTTGGGGACGCAGGAGTCGTATCGCTACCCCGTTTCTCCTCGCGGAGCCGGAAGCCAGCAGATGAAGCTAAGTCTTGGGGGGAAGGTCAGACCGAGCCTGCTGTTGCCGGCTGTCATGATGCTTCCCGAGACAACGACCATCAACATGGCGGACTCTCTTGAACTCTCGCCGCTTACGAGGGGAAATTACTGGCTGAGATCTATGTGGCTCGATTGCGAGCTCGAAGATGACGGTTCGGCTTGCTTCATTCCCAAGGACTATGTGTTCAGTGGCGGCCTCTCTAAGCAGGGTAAGTACGCGACGGAAGACGGTAAGCCAACCGGAGAAGCCATGTTCTTCACGCTCGATTTCGAGCGACGGGTGAATGACATCCTCTATGCAGCAGATCACTGCAGCGCTCTTCCGAAGGCTGCGGCCGACGTCCTGCGACACTTTGGCGCTGTCCTTCTCGGCGTCGTACCGTTTGATTGCGAAGATTGCTACAAGAGAACCGCTGAGCTCATGAGCCTGATTGCTCACGAGTGCCCTACGACCTATTCGGGCATCGGCGACCCGCTGCCTGCTGTGATGGATATTGTTGGACGCCCGACTTTTCTCGATCATTCTGTCGTTTCCGCCCCGTCAAGCGTCCCCGAGCCCCGCAACCTCATCTTCTTCGGGGCTCCTGGCACGGGCAAGTCGTACCGGCTCGCACGGCAGGCGGAGAAGTATTTCGACAAGAGGAACGTCAGGCGCGTCACCTTCCACCCCGACTACACCTACGCTCAGTTCGTGGGCTGCTACAAGCCGGTCACGACGATGCGCACGGTGACCGATGAAGATGGAACCGAGAGCACCCAGAGCGAGATCAGCTACGGTTTCGTTCCGGGGCCGTTCCTGGAGACATACATCGCTGCGGTGCAGAACCCCGGCACGAACTACTTGCTTGTCGTTGAGGAGATCAATCGCGCGAACCCGGCGGCCGCGTTCGGTGACGTGTTCCAGCTGCTTGACCGCGACTCCGACGGTCGCAGCGAGTACGAGATTGCTGCGCCGCGCGAGATGCGCGAGTACCTGCGCGTGTTCCTACCGGAGTACGCCACGACTGCGTATATCCAAGACCCGGAGCGGTTACTCTCCGAACAGCTGCGTCTCAGGGACGAGGCGGAGCGGCTGTCGCTGCCGCCCAACATGTTCATCTGGGCAACCATGAACAGCGCGGATCAGGGCGTCTTCCCGATGGACACCGCTTTCAAGCGTCGCTGGGACTTCCGCTACATGGGCATAGACAAGGGCTCGGACAAGATCGCCGGCTACGCCGTGCCGGTCGGGACGCCCGCGCGCATGGTGAGCTGGGACGCTTTGAGGCGTGGCATCAACCAGGTGCTGCTCAATGCGGGCGTGAACGAGGACAAGCTGCTCGGGCCGTTCTTCATCTCGCCCGCGAGGCTCGCTGATCCCGACGGCTTCACTCAGGTTTTCAAGGACAAGGTGCTGCTCTACCTCTTCGAGGATGCCGCCAAAACCAAGGCTTCGAAGGTGTTCTCTCACGAAGGCCGTGCGACGTACTCGGATGTTTGCGAGGACTTCGAGAGTTTTGGAGAGCTTGCGTTCAGGGGTATGCGCGAGTTGCCGTCCTTCTCGCCGGCCAATGTGAGCGATACTGAGTTGCTTGAGTCTGGCGAGGTTGCGGGCGCTGCGGAGGAGCCGGTTGCCGACGGTGCGGAGTAGCGCCATGCGTACGGTCTACATTCGCGAGCGTTCGTTCCACTCGCCAGTGAGTCTCGCGCGGACGCTCGGCATCGGGCTGGATGACGCTGACCGCTACATCGCCCTTCTGTGCGCGCACGGCGTGCTTCGGTTGAGGACGGGTGACGAGCCGAAAGAGTACGATCCGCTTGGAGAGAGCGCGCCGCGCGGGACCTATCAGTTCGTCTACGTGGGCCTTGCCCTAGTGGAGAGCGTCTGCATTGTCGTGTACCCGAAGTATCTGCCCGAGATTGACCCGAAGCGCCCCGATGACGCCACGTGCGCAGCTATGAGTCAGGTGTTCAGGGTGCTTCGCAAGAGCGGTGGAAGCTACGCCAGCATTGCCGCCGCGACTGAGGAGGGCATGGGGGCGAACGACCGCCTGGCGCTCATGCTCTCGCTGCTCGAGATGTATGACGAGTATGGCGTCTACTCTAACTACGTGCGCACCATTGCGGACAACGGGTCGGGCAACATCAGCTGGGAGCGCACCATCGCGGCGAACCTTCCCTTCGTGCGGGATGGGCGTCCCATCTACTTTGACTACAAGACCGTGGAGACTGACGCCGACGCCTCTGACTTCGTAACGCGACTGCACCGCGCGGTGCTTACGGAGTGCTCGCGCTTCATGCAGGAGAGCGGGCTGGCTCAGCTGCTGGCGCTCGACGAGGTGTGGCTGAGCGATTCCTCCGTGGCGGACTTTGGGGACGCCGACTTCGTGGCGTACCGGCTGGAGCGCGAGCGGGCGGTGCAGTTCGTCACGTGGAAGCAGGACGTAATCGACCTCCTCGTGCGCTATGTGCGCGACGAGGGCATGTCTGCGACGTCGGACGCGCCTCTGTGCCTGGGGACGTCAAGCTTCCATCACGTGTGGGAGACGGCGTGCAAGGTCGCGTTCGGTGACGTGCTGGCCGTTCGACTGGGGGAGCTGGGGATTGAGCTGGCTCCGCCGTTCGCGGGGATGGCGGAAAAGCGGCTTATCGATGTCATCCCGAGACCGGAGTGGGCTGCATTAGGCGCCGGCGAGGAGCGGGCGTGCGGCGAGGTTGCGACGCTGATCCCGGACATCGTGACGGTGCGAGGTGCCGGCGGGCGCGCCGCCGCCGGGGGCGGGACGTTCGCCATCCTCGACGCCAAGTACTACACGCCGCTGCTGGGCGAGCGTGTTGGCGGCGTGCCGGGCGTGGAGTCGGTGACCAAGCAGTTCCTGTATCAGGCCGCGTACCGCGACTTTGTGCTCGCGCACGGGTTCTCCAGGGTGGTGAACGCGTTTCTCGTGCCGTCGTGCGGTGACGCCGTTGAGCATCTGGGGCGCGTGCGCTTTCCCGGCGTGATCGCTGCCGAGGAGCCGCCGTTCTCGAACGAGGTGGAGCTGTACGCGCTGCCGGCAGAGGCGGTGTTCGACGCCTATGTGGGCGGACGGGAGTTGGACGCCGCGCGCCTTGCTGAGGTGGTTGGCTAGGCGAGGGCGTGCTCGTCGGCTTTGGTGACCGCGTCTGCCGATGCGTCTGCGGTGGTTTCCTCGCCGCTCTCGTCAACTATGACCCACGTCCATGAGCCGGCTCCTATGGGGTACAGGTGCCGTCCGTCGATGTCTGTGCCGGGGAAGGTCTCGGTGAGGTCGGGATCGTAGGTGGTGCTGAAGGCGTCTGACTCCTCGTCGTAGACGAGCGAATCGTCGAACTCGGGCAGCCACGCAGCCATGCGCTCGACCTCGGCGCGCTCGAAGTAGGGGCACGCCCATCCGTTCCACTCCTCGGCGGGGTCGAGGTAGGCGGCGTGGACGCACTCGGGACGGTCTTCGAGGTCGGCTATAGCTACGCGGTGGGGTTGCATGAAACCACCTTCTGTAAGATTCCCGGCGGAATGGATTAATCAGGGTATTGATGCAAGCTGCTCAATCATCCGGTCAGAAGATTCGGCTTCGTCGACGGTCTTACCCTCAAACAGTTTGTCATCCTCCGACAATTGGAGAATCTGTAAAGCCGACTGCTCATCCTCTGGGATATTCGAGGAATCCAACTTCTCTTTCAGCACGGCCACTATGTACTGTGCGTCAATGCCGTTCGCTGCGTTCACTATAGTGCGCAGATCTTCGCCTTCAACGTTTTCGACAACGTCGTGCACGATAAAGCGGGGGGTGTGGATGCGATTGGCTATGGCAAATTGTTGGTAAGCTAGGTCAAACGCTGCTATGAGCGACTTTCGCGTACCCGTGCTGGACCCAGATATTGCCGTGATTGAGACCGGAAACTTATCGGTGTCAGGATAGTAGACAAGAATCGGCTTCTCACCATTTATCTGTTGAGCAAGATGAGTAAAGTATCCATTGAAGGAACTCATCATCTCTTGATATTCGCCACCCTTGCCTTTGCGGGCGGAGCCGCCGGTTGAATAGCTGGCAATATTCTCCTGAATAGATGCCAGCTCATGGTCATAGCGATCAAGCGTATCGACCGTTTCCTGGCACCTGCCAATGTCTTGTCTTAGCTGCATAAGGTTTGCGGACAGTCGCTCGTACTCGTCAATACGGTCTTTTGCCACAAGCGATAAAAACTGACTATTGCTTGCAAGGAGCGCCTTCTGCTCATTCTCAAGAGAGGTCCTTTCATCAAGCAAATCTCTCTCGATATCCTCAAAGTACGAAATCTTGTTATCACATAGCTTATCGTTAAAACTGACCATGTCCTCAAAGGTCTTATTGAGATTAGGCAGCATAGTGCAGACCTCATCGAAGAATCTCCTTGAGAGCTCGAGGTCTGCTCGACGTTGCTTTTCTGCTCTTGCGTTGTTAAGGGCCTCTCGGTTGCGTCCGATTCTATAGTCTAGCTCGCTAAGCTGATCGACCAAGCTTGCATACTCCGCCCGGACTGAGGCAATTGCGTCCCTGTTGCTTTTGTACTCATCGGCATCGAAGATGTCATCTGCTTGCGCTTTTGCTTGAGCGTATTCCCCCTCCAGAGCAACAAGTATCTGACGCTGTTGCTCAACATCTTCAACGCCGTTGACACGCATGTATTGACGCAACGATTCCCTTGTTCGGTTGAGTTGAGCATTGAGTTGGCTCAATTTGCTGTCAAGCTCGGGATCGGAGATATCGAACAAGAAATTGTATACACTCCGATACGTCGCGATGCTCGCCCTTGTCAGGGTACGGAGAAAAGCATTATCATCGCCGCCAACCGAAACTCGAACGAAAGAGTTGATGAGCTGGCGAAACGTCGGAACGTTGTTTGCGATTCCGAATAGCAGTTCATTAAGCTTCGATCTGTAATTTGTTTGGGACATCCTTTCTCCGTCGATGAAGTAGCGACCCCTTGGAAACAGCTCAACTTTGAGCTCGACCGTTTTGCCGTATGGAGCGTCAAGATTCTCCGAAAGGGTCATCTCAGCGGCGATGCGTTTTTTGTTGATGGTGTCGCGCAGCTCAATCGCTTCGGTGTTGGTCTCTTGATCTGTGTAGATGTGACTCCTGTTTTGTGCGCCCATCAGAACATCGATAAGCTTCAAGAACGTAGTCTTGCCGACCTTGTTATGGCGTTTTGAGTCCTCTGTATCTACTACGAAATTAGCCCCCTTGTGGAAGGAGACCTCACGCATGACTATATTCGTTGCGGTGTTGCGGATTCGCAATGACTTGATGAACATGCAGGCCCCCTTTCTTATCAACGGCGATACAATCTAGCAGGTATAGAAAATCCAGAGCCATCAGGAAAAAGTCGTAGCTCACATTCTTTCCCACGACATCAAGCATGACACCTTGATACAGATTCGATGCATCGATGCCATCATGCTTTCCAACGTAGTCGTATGTCGACGCAGCAAGATAGTAAACCGTACTGGTTGGTTCGTTATTTCTGTCTAGAAGCAACATGTCACACCGGCGTTTCTAGAATCTTGCACTTCGATACGCCGTAAGCGATGAGGGCGATGCAAAACTGCTCGATTTTTTCGGCGGGATGGTTGACAGCATCGAATTTCGCATCGTTGACAATCGTGTCGTAAAGATTGTCCTTGATGCGATCTAGCTGAGCATCGCCATCACCCACGCAAGGGATGCCCTCGTCATCAAAGTCTGCAACGACAATGAACATATCGCGAAGCTTTTTGACAATATCTTCGCTGTTCGGATAATCCTTCATCACCTCGTCCACGCGGACATAATCATCGACATGGTTATCAATGATGGCCATGTATCGATATGCATTGTTGAAGCGCAGCTTCTCATGAATCTGTGCTGGATTTTGCAGCGAGTAGGAGTCATCCTTGGAGGAGGGCAAAGAGTAGACAATGTCGAGCAAATCATGGATGAAGCTGTGCGTCAACGTGCGCCGTTGCAATAGCACGGTTGGATTGACAAGATTATTATCTCCAAGAATCTGGATGTTATCATTGCCCCGGGCAATCTGGCGATTACTTGTCATGGGTATTCACCTGATTGCCGGTACCCACAACTTGAATGTTTTCATTGCCAGTAGCGTTCATCTTGTTGCCTTCATAGAGATCCCGGAGCTTATCAATATCCTTTTTGTTTTTGAAGGCGATAACGGTTGCGACAATCGAAAGTACGGAAGCCACAATGCTCAACATGACATCGACCATTTCCATTTGAGCCTCCTTCCTTTCTGGTAAGGAGAAATTATAAGGCAACTCTCACCTGAGCGCGGACATTGCTTGCTGAATTCGGCTAACAAATACGCTCGGGCTGTGCGGACTGTGCGTTACTCGTTTCGCCTATAGCAAGAGCTGTGGAGGCACCAGTCTGTGACAACAACTTACCCTGACGCTGTCTCACTGTTGCCGACTTCATTGTGTCGGCATGTCACAGAAAGGCAGGCCGGCATGGCTGGTGATGAGGTTGGCTCGCAGGGGCAAGAGCGTGCGGAATGCACGACGGCGCATGAGCCGGAGTCGCAGGCGGCGCAGGAGCCGCTGACAGGCGGAGACGCGGGCGCGCACGACGCGGGTGCGGACTACGGGGCGCTTCTCGCCGAGCGCGACGCCAAGATCGAAGAGCTCGAGGGAGCGATCGCGGAGGCGGCAAAGTCTGCCGAGGCGGCGGAGGCGTTGCGTGCGGAAATGGACGAGCTGCGGCGCCAGGGCGCGGATCAGCGCGTGGAGTTCGAGCTCACGATGGCCGGCGCGAGGAGCGTGAAAGCTGCCCGCGTCCTTCTCGACGAGCACGGCGGTGACATCTCCAAGCTCAAGGAAGCGGAGCCGTGGCTGTTCGAGGGTCCGGCTCTCAAGCAGGGCGGCAAGACCGGCCTTCCCAACGCGGGGGCCGCATCAGACGAGGGCAAGACGATGAAGCGGTGGCGCGAGATCGCGGGCATCGCGGACGAGGAGTAGCGGATGGCCAACAGCATCGCATCCACCAAGAACTACACGACCATCCTCGACGAGGTCTATCAGCGCGCGGCGGTCTCCGCGTGCCTGAACAGCCCGCGACGCATGGTGCGCGCCGGCCGCAACGCCAAGGAGATCATGGTGCCTAAGATCCAGGTCTCGGGCCTCGGCGACTACACGCGCAACGTGGGCTACAAGACCGGCAGCATCACCTACGAGTTCGAGACGAAGACGTTCAACTACGACCGAGGTATCCGCCTTCTAGCCGACGTCATGGACGTGGAGGAGGCTGGTGTGCTCGACTGCTTCGTCGAGGCCGGTTCTGAGCTACAGCGCACGCAGGTGGCGCCGGAGGCTGACGCGTTCACCTTTGCCGAGATTGCGGGACACGAGGGCGTCTCCACCGCCACGAACGACTATTCTGACGCAGAGGCGGAGGACGTGCTAGCCGACCTGCGCGCCGCGACGAACGTCATGGACGAGGCTCAGGTGACCACGGGCTCGCGCTACCTCTTCATCACGCCGACGCTCAAGGGCGTGCTGGATGACTTCAGCCTGGCGAACCCGACGCGCTCGAACCGCGTGCTCGAGCGGTTCTCCCGCATCGTCGAGGTGCCGCAGGTGCGCTTCTATTCGCACATCGACCTGCTCTCCGGTGACGAGGACCAGTTTGGCTACGCTCCCGCCGAGGGCTCCTACGAGCTCACCTCCGACACCGAGGTCGTGAGCGGCAAGACCTACTACACCGAGAGCTCCGGCACCTACTCCAAGGTGGCGAGCCCGCAGAAGAGCGGCCTCTCCACGTACTACGAGCTCGTGGGCGCGGGCGCGCCGATCAACTTCCTCGTGGTGGAGAAGAGCGCCGTGGTCAAGTTCGACAAGCACGTGGCGAGCCGCGTGTTCAGCCCCGACGAGCTGGAGACGCTCGACTCCTACATGATGAAGTACCGCAAGTACGGCATCGTGGAGCTGCTCGACAACAAGCTTGACGGTGTGCGCGCGTCCGTGGCCCCGTTGGAGTAAGGGTTCGTTGTGGGCTGCGCGGGCGTGACGTCGGTTGACTTTGGCTTCTATCGCGACACGTACGGCGGTGGGATGGGCGTGGAGGCGTTCACGGGCGCACTTCCCGCCGCCGAGCGTCACGTGCGATGGGTCTGCGGCGGTCGCGTGCCTTCGTGTGAGGCGGACAAGCTTGCGTACCGGCGCGCGGTGTGCGCAGCCGCCGAGGCGTTCGCGGAGTTTGGCGAGGGCCAGGTGGGCGGATTCCAGCTCGGGTCCTTCTCGGTGACGCACTATGACAACCGCGGCACCACTGGCGAGGAGCAGGCGACCTACGCCTGTGAGAAGGAGCTCTCTGGTACGGGGCTCCTGTTCTGCGGGGCGCGCTGATGGCATGGCTGCGCCCGATACCCGTGAGATTGCTCCCGAACTCGTGCCTGGTGCGCGAGCCGGCGGCTGACGGGGGCTTTGGAGAGCCGCGCGCCATCTCGCGCGTGAGGTTCGAGCGGGCACAGTCGGTGGTTGCCGATGCGCACCGCAGCGCGGACGCAGGGGCGGGCACGCTCTTCGTGGATGCCGTCACGAGCGCGGGGGCGTTCGAGATCCCTGCGGGCTCTCGCGTGGAGGTCGATGGGAGGTCGTACGTAGCCTCCAGGGTGGCGCGCTTCGAGGGGTTCAACGGGCGCGTACACCACTGGGAGGTGGAGCTGCGATGATGGCCGTGACTGACGCCGTGGCGGGGATGCTGCGCGCGGCGGGAGTCGGTGACGTGTTCTGTATCGCGCCAAGCGCACTGTTGAGCGAACAGCCCGTCGTGGTTCGCTGGGCGGGCTTCTCGCGTGAGAGCCGACAGGACGGCGAGGAGCGCGGCACCGCCTCGGTCGAGATGCTGGTCGTGCGCGAGAAGGACGCTGAAGCACGCGACGCTGCGTTTGCGTGCGAGGCTGCCGTGCGCTCGTCTGGGCGCTCCGAGTGGAACGTGGCGGGTTCCGGGGTGCGCATCCTGGGCATCGACACGGACGCGCCGACCTTCAGGGAACGCGACTCGAGCGGACGCTCCGTATGGGCGTTCACGGCGAGGCTGACGGTTGCGAGGGAGATATGACTGTCAGGAAGGAAGCAAAAGGCGGGGCGGACGGTGGCCGGGGAGCTTGGCGCGATCGGCGCGACCCTCTTGCCGACGTTCGTCTGAGCCGCTCAAGCGACCGGTTCCAAGACGAGGAGCTCTCGGCGCGCGAGCAGCGTCGGGCGGTGTCCTACGGTCGCGCGAGGGGACGGCTCTGAAGGCCCGGTCCATCAAGTTTGGAGGGCACGACTTCTCGTCCTTCTCTACCGCCGAGGTGGTGCTGACCGCGGCTCATGGCATCGTCGTGGATGCTGCGGAGGTGCCCGGCCGCGCCGGAGCGGTCCTGCTCTCTGCGCGCATTCCGCCCAAGACGTTGCGCGTACGGCTCTTCCTCGACCTTGCGGATGACGAGGATGCGGAGGGGCTCTCTGCCGTGCGCCACGAGGCCGCGTCGTGGCTCGCCCCGGATGCCGGGAGTGACCTGGAGCTTCCCGGTGAGCCGGGGCTTGTCTACCGCGACGCCGTGTGCGCGGACGCTGGGGCATGGGACGGTCTCTTCGAGGATGGCTCCTGCGAGCTGGTGTTTACGGCGTTTGACCCCGTGGCCTGGGGGCAGGAGCAGGAAGCTTCGGCTGCGGCTGGCAGCGCGGAGCTTTCGCTGCTCGTTGGCGGCACGTATCGGACGTGGCCGACGTTCGTGATGGAGGCGTTGGCTGGCGGCGGCGTGGTTGTCGAGGATGTTGGGACGGGCGCGTGCGTTGAAGTGGAACGGGCGTTTCTTGGCGGCGAGGAGGTAGTTGTCGACTGCGCTGCAGGCCGCGCGTGGGTGGACGGCGAGGCGGCCGACGCCGACGTGACGCTTGATAGCGACTTCTTCTGGCTGGAGCCTGGTTCGCACGAGCTCTCCTTCACGGGTTGCGCGGACTTCACAGCGAACTTCACAGAAAGATGGCTCTGATGAGCGGCGCGACCCCGACGCTCTTCTGGTTCGACCGTGCCGACGGGCGCATCGGGATTCTGCACCCGGCTGGCGCGGTGGAGCATCGCGAGGAGCTTGGCGGCGAGGATGTGCTCTCGTTCTCCTGCCTGGAGACGCCCGAGAAGTACGACCGCATCCTGTGGCGCGACCCCGGTGACGGGCGCTGGCGTGAGCACGTGGTGGTGCGCACGGACGAGGTGCTGGGTTCTGCGTGCGAAGTGTACGCGGAATCGAGCCTGTGCGATCTTCTCGGCAGCTATGTCGAGGAGGAGCGGGTGTCTGACTTGGGGCTCTACGGTGCTTTGGGCGTCGTGCTTGAGGGGACGCGCTGGCAGGCGTCCACACTGGGCTGGTTTGATGACCACGATTGCTACCTCTATCACGTGAACAGGCTCGCGGCGCTCAGGCGAGTATGCGAGGTGTGGGGTTGCGAGATTGAGCCTGTGATTGCGGTCTCCGGTGGGCACGTTTCGTCGCGTACCGTGCGGGCAGTGGCGGAGGTGGGCGCATGGCGCGGGGCTCGGCTCGAGTACGGGCGGAACATGACGGGCTGCACGCGCACGGTAGCAGAGGACGAGGTCTTCACGGCGCTCTACGGCTACGGTGCCGGGTTGCCCGTGGTGGACGAGACGGGCGCCTTCACGGGCGGATATCGGCGCAAGCTCACGTTCGGCGAGGTGAATGGCGGCGTCGACTGGGTCGGCGACGATGAGGCGAGGCTGCTGTGGGGCCTGCCGGACGGCTCGGGCGGGCGTGCGCACCGCTTTGGAGATGTGACGTTTGCGGACGTCGAGGACCCTGAGGTCCTTCTCGCCCGCACGCAGGCGGCGCTCGCGGAGACGTGCGCTCCACGGGTGAGCTATGAGGTGGACGCCGCCGCGCTCTTGGGTTCTGTCGATGTGGGATTGGGTGACGAGGTTGCGGTGGTGGACTCGTCGCGCGATCCCGCGTGGCGCCTTCGGGCGCGGGTGGTGCGGCGCGTGCGGCTCTTCGGGGATGCGGTGGAGGCGCGCTACTCGATCGGCGCCGTCCCGCGCACGGCGTTTGCGGAGCGCAGCTCCGTCGAGGCTCGGGTGGCGGCGGTTGAGGACGTGGCGGGTGCTGCGGGCGATACCGCTGCCGCCGTGGGCGCGAGCGTGGCCGCCATCGAACAGGCGGCGGGCGTGGCTGCCGGCGGCGAGGTGCCCGCGCTGGCAACAAAGGAGTACGTTGCGCAGCAGATAGCCGCGCTCGATGACCTCTCGGGGGTGGAGTTCTGATGGCTGGTCTTGATGGTTTCGGCCTGCATGAGCTGGTCTGGGAGTCCTGCGATGACGTTTTCGCGGGCGCCTTGGTGGCGTCTCCTGCCGATGCGGAGGGGCGCGGCATCGCTCTTTCGGTGCGGCGGGACGGTGAGGCGGTCGACCTTTCGGGTGCGAGCGTGTACCTGCTGTGGCGTCATCGCGTGACGCGCAAGCGAGGGTGCGAGCCGTTCGAAGAGGTTGATACGGAGACTGGTGCATTCTCCGTGTTCTATCCGGCCGCCATGGCGTGTGCCGAGGGTTCGGTCGACTGCCAGGTGATGGTGTCGCTTCCCGGAGGGAGCTCAATCTCGACGCGTGCGTTCGAGGTGCGCGTGGAGAAGGTGCTCGTGGGCGGCACTGAGTCTGAGGACGGGTTCTCGCTCTTTCTTGACGCTATCCAGAAGTACGAGAACGCCGATGCGCTCATTGCCGAGGCTGTCACCAAGGCGCAGGAGGCGGTTACGACGGCCGAGGGCGCGGTGGCAACGGCAGGGTGGGCGGTCGAGGCGGCTGCGGGGGCTTCGGGTGCAGTTGCCGCGGCGAATGCCGCTGCAGCTGCTGCTACTCAGGCAAGGGAGGAGCTGCTGGCGGCTGCCCAGCGGGGTGACTTTGATGGGGTGGATGGAATGCCTGGCCCTGCGGGTGCCGACGGGAAGGACGGGGCTCCGGGCGTCGACGGCAAGGACGGTGCCGATGGCGCCCCTGGTGCTGACGGGAAGGACGGCGTCGACGGAGTGAGCCCGACAGCCACGGTGGCGCAGACCGAGGCGGGCGCGGTGGTGACCGTGACCGACGCCAGCGGCACGACCACGGCCACGCTCCTCCATGGCGCGAAAGGGGACAAGGGCGATGCCGGCGAGCGCGGCGAGAAGGGCGATGCCTTTACGTACGCTGACTTCACCTCAGAGCAGCTGGCGGCGCTCAAGGGGCCGAAGGGTGACAAGATGACGCTCGATGACCTCACCGAGGAGGAGATCGAGGAGCTGCGTGGCGAGAAGGGCGACAAGGGAGATCCGTTCCTCTACACAGACTTCACCCCCGCGCAGCTGGAGGCGCTCCGCGGCCCGCAGGGAGTGCAGGGGCCACCGGGAGCGGACGGCAGCGATGGCACACCGGGAGCGGATGGCGCAGACGGCGTGGATTGCACGCACTCGTGGGCGGGTTCGGTGCTCACCGTGACGAGCGCGAGCGGAACGAGCTCCGCCGACCTGCGCGGCCCCAAGGGCGACGCGTTCACGTTCGATGACTTCACGGCCGAGCAGCTCGAGGGGCTGCGCGGCGAGGACGGGGCCGACGGGCAGGACGGAGCCCCCGGGGCTGATGGGCAGGATGGCGCTCCCGGCGCCGACGGCCAGGACGGGGCTGACGCCGAAATCACGGGCGCGACCGCCACGGTAGATGCCTCAACGGGGACGCCGTCCGTGACCGTGACGCTCGGCGGCACCCCCGGGGCGCGCACGTTCGCCTTCGCCTTCTCAGGCCTCAAGGGCGAGGCCGGCAAGCAGGGGCCGCAGGGCGCGCCCGGGCAGGACGGCGAGGACGGGGCACCGGGGGCGACGCCCGACCTCTCGGCCTACGCGACCAAGGAGTACGTGGCGCAGCAGATCGCGGCGCTGGACGACCTGAGCGAGGTGGAGTTCTGATGGCCGTGGGAACGATCCAGAAGGGCGTGCTCACCGACATCGCCAACGCGATCCGCACACAGAACGGAGGGACTGCGACCTACCTGCCCTCCGAGATGGCGGCGGCGGTGCTCGCGCTCGACGGAACCAAGACCGGGACGCCCTACCAGGCGCCCGCGACGTCCGGAACGGGCGTGGTATCGGACTCCGTCTTCGACGCCATCGCCGACGCGATCCGCGCGCAGAACGGGCTCGCGGAGACCTACACACCGGCGGAGATGGCGCCGGCGATCCTCGCGCTCTCGTGGGACGCGGGCGTGAAGATCCGGGCGCTCCTGCTCGCGGACGGCACGCTCGAGTTCAACTACCGCGACGGGCGCTCATCCGACGTGCCGGGAGCCGTCATCCTCGAGGCGTGGGAGGTGGACCCTGCCGGCTACTCGTCCGCTGGCTCGAGGCCCTGGAGCGACGACAAGCTCTCCGTCACGCGCGCCGTCATCGACGAGGACATGGAGGAGAGCGGCCTCGAGAGTGCCGCCTACCTCTTCCATGGGTGCGAGCACCTCGTGGAGGTCACGGGCTTCGGCCACCTCGTCACGGTGACCAACATGAACCAGATGTTCGTGAGCTGCGGGTCACTGGAGACGATCCGCGCGGACAACTTCTACGCGCACGTCGAGAGCGGGACGCTCATGTTCAGCGGATGCAGGCGCCTCGTCGGGGAGAGGGGCTACGTCCCGGAGCAGACGGACGACCACCTGAACCTGCACTTCGAGACGACCGGCGTGCTGACCCACACGGACGGGTCCGAGGACGAGCGCGAGTGGTTCCGCTGCTTCCTCTACGATGACGGCGAGCTCGTGCTGACGGCTGCGATGGAGCCCGAGGCCGGGCGGGGGCTCGTGTCGTCGGGGCACCTGTGTGCGAACGCGCGGTACAACTCGGTGGGCTACCAGCCCTGGTACGACCACCGGCACGACGTGGAGAAGGTGACCGTTACTGCGGACATGGCAACCTACAGCCACGTGAACACGAACTACTGGCTCTACGGGCATCAGGGTGTCACCGAGGTCACGGGCATGGGGAACCTCCGCGGCGTGCGCGAGATGCAGCACACCTTCAACAGCTGCGATGGGCTCACCGAGATCGACCTCTCCGGGCTCGACCCCTCCTCGCTCGAGGACCTGACGTACACCTTCGGCGGGTGCGGGTCGCTCGTGACGATCTGGGTCGACGCCGATTGGGCGCTACCGGCCTCCGGCGTCTCTGGCTTCCAGACGTTCTACCAGTGTGCGTCGCTCGTGGGCGGGGCGGGCACGACCTACGCGAGCTCGCGCGCGGGCTACCAGTACATGAGGATCGACGGCGCGGGCGGTGCCGGGTACCTCACGGCGAAGTAGACACGTACGACCCTCACGTGCGATGCGTTGGGAGGGCCGGACGGAAACGTTGGGAGTTCGGTCCGCTACCGCTTCTTTGCAATCGCTTCAACAACTTTCACGATTTTGGTCCCGTGCTTTTTAACGAAGTCAACTCCACCGTTCTTGACAAACAAGACAACACCCGTCCCGGTGGTTGCCATCGTTGCGCCCACTTTTCCGCCGGTCTCTTTGATAACGGCTCTGTGGTAGTCGCATAGAGGCATCTTGAAGCTATCCGGCAGCGGCTTGCCGCAACCGGGGTATGCACAGCGTTTCGTCAT